AATTCAGATAGTCCAGCACTTGCAGCAGGTAAATTAGTGCATTGGATGATACTTGAAAGCCATAAAATAGATAAGTTACACTTTGTAGATGCTACCACAAAGAACACGAAGATATATAAAGAAGCAAAAGCAAAGTATGGTGAGGTATTTCTTACAAAAGAAAAAAGTGCAGCAGAAAGATTAACAGATGCAGTATTAAGAAATGAAGCAGCAATTAAATTACTAAACAATAGTGAGTTTGAAGTACCTGAAATACAAATGATAGAAGGGTTAGCATTTCGTGGTAAAGCAGATATTATACAAGGTAATACAATAATAGATTTAAAAACAACAGCTGAACTAAACACCTTTAAATATAGTTCTGATAAGTATGGATATGATTTACAAGCGTGGTTGTACTTAAAACTATTTGATAAGAAAAAGTTTACGTTTCTGGTAATAGATAAAGCAAGTACTGATATAGGTATATTTGAAACTACAAAAGAATTTTTAGCAAGAGGTGAAAACAAATTTAAACAAGCAGTAGACAATTACAAATACTTCTTTGAACAAGATAATGATTTAGATCATTATGTAATGAGAGGTATATTATAAAATAGCGGAAGCCGAAAAGCTAATAGAGTAGGCAAACAAAAAACAATTATATTATGAGAACAATTAAAATACCAAAAATTAAAGTAGGAAAATTTGATTCAAACTATCCTATAGAAAAAGTTAAGTTAGCAGGAGTAAATAGAGAACTTATAGAAACTCATTCAGAAAATTTTAAAAGCAAATTATTAGATTATGGTTGGATGATGCCAATAGTAATATCAAATAATGGAGATTTAATAGAGGGGCATCATAGAATAAAAAGTGCAATGTTATTAAACCAAACAACAATACCTGCTTACATAGTAAATTGGGTAAATACAAATGTATCTAAAAAACATCTTGATACTATTATTAGTTTAAATAATGGTAATAAGGCTTGGAATACATTAGATTACTTAAAAGCATATACTTCTTTTAATGAAAATTACAAAATGGTTTACGATATATACAAGAAAAACTTAAACAATATAACAGTTGGCAATGTAGTTAATTGTTACTTTGGATTGACAAACGCAGGTAACAAGTCTTTTAAAGAAGGAACTTGTCTAATAAAAGATAAAAAGTTTTCAGATTATCTATTAAGTGAATTTTCTGTTTTAACACAAGAGTATGGTAAAAACAAAATAGCAGCATATTGTGTTAGAGAAATGATTTGTATAGCTTTTGCAAAAACTAAAAGAGATAAAAAAGCTATGAATTATCTTTTTAAACAATATAAAAGAATGGCAAAACAAGGACATTTAGCTATAACTTCAATAACGGATTTTAGACCTATAATGGAAACATATTTAAATGATTATTATATGATTCAAAAACAAAAAGAATAATGAAAATACTAAACTTGTATTCTTGTCTTGGGGGTAACAGATACAAATGGGATGAAGTTACAGATGTTGAGGTTACTGCTGTTGAATGGGATGAAGAACTTGCACGAATGTATCAAAAACGATTCCCTAATGACAAAGTAGTAGTAGCAAATGCACACCAATATTTACTTGACCATTATAAAGAGTTTGATTTTATTTGGAGCAGTCCACCTTGTCCAACTCATAGTAGAGCAAGATTTGCAAGAAAATTAACTACTTCACCTGCTTATCCTGATATGAAATTATATCAAGAGATAATATTTTTAGATAAATGGTTTTACGGTAAATATGTTGTAGAAAACGTAATTCCTTATTATGAGCCATTAATACTTGCTAAAAAAAGAGGTAGGCATTTATATTGGACTAATTTTAATTTACCTACAAATTTAAATGAAAGAAAATCTTCAATTATGGAAGGTAAAAATGAAGTAGAAAGATGGATAGAATTTCATCAATATAATTTTAGAAAATACAAAGGAAAACAAAGTGTCAAAAAAATAGCAAGAAACCTAGTTGACTATGAAGCAGGTAAAACAATACTTGAAACAGCAATAGGATTAATGAGTAGACAAAATAAAAACCAATTAGAAATGTTTTGAATAAAAAAATAATAGAAGAATTTTATTTACTTGCTTTAGTAGATATTGTAAACGGTAAAGATATAGCAGAGCTTGAAGAAACAATAAAACTATATGAAGAAGAAGAACACTATGAAGCGTGTGCAGGAATACAAAAAGCAATACACGAATCAGGATTTTTAACAATTAAAGAAATAATAGAAAGAAATAAATTATAAAAACAAATTATGAGTGCAACACTAATAAAAGAAATAGTAGAACAACATTACAAATTAGATATAACTACAAAAACAAGAAAACGTGAATACGTAGAAGCACGTGGAATATACTACTACCTTACAAGACAATATACAAGAATGTCATTATCTTCTATAGGTAAAACAATGGGTAGGGATCATTCAACAGTATTACACTTTGAAAGGCTTATGCCACATTGGATAAAACACGATATACAATTAAAAGAAGATTACAAATCAATAAACAAAAGAGTACAAGATGCTGTAAATGCTAACCCTGAAGAATTTAAAACAGCAGTTTCTTTAGAAGGTTTTTATGAAATACAATACAAACGTTTAAAGAAATTAACAGAACAAATTAATCAGGATCAATTAACAATTAGTTAGTTTTTTTATTGTATAGTTGATTAAACAAGTTATTTCAAAATGGCACACGGTGGAAAAAGAGATGGAGCAGGTAGACCTTCTAAAGCAGATGAGGTTAATCTAATAGAGAAATTAAGCCCATTAGAAGATGCAGCATTCCAAGCATTAAAAGCAGGTGTAGAAAAAGGTGATTTTAAATTTGTACAACTGTACTATAACTATTACGCTGGTAAACCCAGAGAAACAAGGGATATTACCATTAACGAAGATTTACCGATATTTTTAGATTAACGATAACCAAAACGTTATTCTAAATCATTAATGCAAGTACAAAAAACACAAGCACTAAATAAGCTACGTAAACTTGATAAAAGGATACGCATTGTAAGAGGTGGTACATCAGCAGGTAAAACTATTTGTATCCTACTTATACTTATAGATTATGCTATTAAAAACGAAGGTAAAGAAATAAGCGTTGTATCTGAATCAATACCACACTTACGTAGAGGTGCATTTAAGGACTTCTGTCAGCTTTTAAAAGGTTTAAATAGGTATAGGGATATACAACTAAATAAAAGCACCTTAAAATACACTTTTACAAATGGCAGCTATATAGAGTTTTTTAGTACAGACCAACCTGATAAACTACGTGGTGCAAGAAGAACTGATTTATATATTAACGAGTGTAACAATGTACCCTTTGATGCCTACAACCAATTAGCAGTTAGAACATCTGGAAACGTTTGGTTAGATTACAACCCATCTAATATATTTTGGGTAGATAAAGAATTAGTAGGTAAAGAAGATGTTAATTACATAACACTAACCTACAAGGATAACGAAGTGCTACCTATAAGCATTGTTAAAGAAATAGAGAAAGCAAGAGATAAAGGTAAAACCTCAACGTATTGGGCAAATTGGTGGAGGGTGTACGGACTTGGTGAAACAGGTTCTTTAGAAGGTGTATGCATACCTGATTGGAAAGAAATAGATAACATACCACAAGAAGCACGTTTATTAGCACACGGTGTAGATTTTGGTTATACTGATCCTACGGTTATTGTATCACTATATAAATGGAATGATGCTTATATAGCTGATGAGGTTTTTTACAAATCAAATACAGTATTAAGGGATTTATCTATGTTCTTACGACAAAACAACATAACAGAAAACTTAATTGCAGATTCAGCAGAACCAAAGAGTATTGAAACTTTACGTAGGGAAGGGCATAATATATATCCGTGTACAAAAGGTAGAGATAGTGTAAACTTTGGTATTAACCTAATAAACCAAAATGAAATTTACATAACATCACGAAGCAGGAACTTAAAAAGAGAACTACAAGGTTATATATGGGCAAAGGATAAAGATGGTAATACGCTAAATAAACCATCAGGGGAACACCCAGATTGCATAGATAGTTTGAGGTACGTTTTAACAGACCAATTAGAAAACCCTAACAAGGGTGAATATTATATATATTAGTAAATGTTAAAAAAATGTTTATATTTGTATAAACAAAGTTTAATTAAAATTATAATTATGAATAACAAAGTAGAGTATATAATGGTAAAAGAATTAACTAAAAAACAAAACAGAAAGAACATTATAAGGTTATTAGGAGGTGGTATGTTGTTTGCAATGTTAGCAATGGCATCAATGTATTTCTTTTTATTCTTTATATTGTGGGCAAATGATATAACAGAAAAAATTGCAGGATATTTTTAAAATTATGGAAGCGTGTTGGTACGAAAAGATATACATAGTACAAAGACCATCTAAACGTGGCGGTAGGGCATCAGATGTTTATTTAGATATAAGCGTTAAAGGGCAAATACTAAAAGGTAAAAAGCTGTACAAACAAAACAGCATACATTTAGAAAAAACAATAGAAGAAGCATATAGATATTCATATAAAAGGTTTATATTAGGTCAGTAGATTTTTTTCATTGGTTTTGATTGGAATTAGGTAGCAGAGATGTTACCTTTTTCTTTTTATACAAAACATCAAATAATTTATTGTATTAATATGAAAGTTGAAATAAACGTACCTGATTCACTAAAAGAAATAACTTTAGATCAATACCAAAGATTTGAAAAGTTAAATACAGAAGAAAATAAAGAATCTACATTCTTACTTCAAAAGATGGTAGAGATATTTTGTAACCTCAACTTAAAGGATGTTGCAAACATAAAATACAAATCAGTACAAGAAATAGTAGTACACCTCAACAAGATATTTGACCAGAAGCATAGTTTAACACCTACCTTTACTTTAGGCAATGTAGAGTATGGATTTATACCTGTACTTGATGATATGTCATTAGGTGAGTTTATAGACCTTGATGAGAATTTAGGGGATTGGGGTAATATGCACAAAGCAATGAGTGTATTATACAGACCTATAAAATTTAAGAAAGGTAATAAGTACAACATAGAAGAATACAAAGGTATGAACGACAACTTAAAGTATATGCCTTTAGATATTGTGTTTGGTGCTATGGTTTTTTTTTATCATTTAAGCAACGAGTTAACACAAACTATCCTGAACTATTTACAGAAGGAGTTACCCAAGAACTTAACTATTCAGCAGAAGGAACGTTTGGGGCAAAGTGGGGCTGGTATCAGTCAATCTATGGTATTGCTAAAGGAGATGCTACCAAGTTTAACGAGGTTACCAAACTTAATGTCCACGAATGTTTAATGTATTTAGCATTTGAAAAAGATAAAATAGAATTAGAAAAGAAACTAATTAAAAAACGATGAAAGGTTTTTACAACGTAACAAAGGAATTAAAAACAGCACTTGCAGCAGAACCATTTGTTAATACAGTTACATTTGGTAGTTTAGATGATGTAGATTTAAACAAGCAAACTATATTCCCATTATCACACATTATAGTAAACAACACTACAGTAGGAACTAAAACACTAACATTTAACATTTCTATTCTTGCAATGGACATTGTAGATATAAGCAAAGAAGCAACTGCTGATATATTTGTAGGAAACGATAACGAACAAGATGTACTAAATACACAATTAGGATTACTAACAAGAATAATAAATATCTTACAACGTGGTGATCTATATACAGAACTTTACCAAGTACAAGGTGATGTAAATTGTGAACCATTTGTAGATAGATTTGAAAACAAGTTAGCAGGATGGACTGCAACATTTGATATAATAGTACAAAACGATATGACAATATGCAGTTAACAAAAACACAAGCAGCGTTAGAAGCATTTAAAAACTTTGTTATACAACAATCACGTACAAGGTTAACTAAAGGGCGTAAGAA